TTTGAGCAGGGTATTGGGATAAAATAAAAGTATCTTTTTCGGGAAATATTTTATATACTGCCATTTTTATTAGTTTGTTACTACTCTTCCTAATATATCTGTATCAGGAAATTTTATTTCAAATATAGATGGATCTAAAGAAGGATATATTACTTCATTTATTGTACCACCTTTGATATCATATGCTAATTTTGAATACCCATCTGATTCTCCTACTTTATTTGTAAATTCTAATTTTTTAACTGTTTGAACTCCTTCTACTTGATCAATTACATTTCTAACATTATTAATTAAAATTGGTTGGTTGATTTGCCATTTATCTATATCAAAATAATCTTTTAATGCATTTATACAAGCATTTAATACAGTTTGACTATTAACATTAGGTAATAAAATAACATCAAAATTAATTCCTATATTAATAATAAATGCATCTTTTATTCTAATAGCATCTGTTAACATCCTATATTCTGCTAAAAATATTCTTAAATTTTCTTTTAAAGCAGGATCAGCAACTGTTAAATCATTTACATTATTTTGTGATAAAATATATAGTGATAAAGTATTTGTATCATATAATTCTTCTGAATTTTGTGATGTTTCTTGATTTTCCTGTGTTACAAATACCTTAGATACTTTCCCAAATTTTGAAGGTAAGGATAAACTTCTAATAGCATAATCATCTTTAGTTACAGTTCTTAACTGTGTTGGATATTGAGCTACAGATTTCCTTCTTATATCTTCATTTGTATCTCCATCTCCTCCTCCTGTAGCAGCCTCTGGATTAGAGAATGCTAATGAACCACTAACTGTAGTTTTTAACGTATTATCTAATCCTGATCCAAAGAAAGATACAGAACCAGAATCTAATATTGTTAAAGATTGTACTGAAACATTAGATGAGGCACCACCTCCTACCAAATATTCTACTGTTAATGTAGTATTTGAAGGTGCTATTCCATAAGTTTTAGTATAAGTAAAATTAGCTGGATCCCATGCTGTTGTTAGTTTATCCGTTCCATATGGTAATCCTAAACCTATATTATCAGAATTAGGTGTTATTATTTCATCCGGGTCAGATGAAACACCAGGTCCAAATTGTATTTGTAATTTATTATCAGATTGAAATCTTTTAATAAATCTACGAGGCACTTTCTTTACTTTAAGTAAGAAAGGTGTAGTATCATTATACTGTGCTAAAGTAGGGTCATTTGATGCTATATTAGTTACAGCATCAAAAACTGTTTCCTGTGCTAAATAAGGAACTTCATGGTAAGTATTACCATCACTGTCTGTAACTTTAACTATTTCTATTATATTTGTATCCTGTATTTCTATAGTTGCAAACTTTTCAGGTGTAGTAAACGTAAATTCTGCTGATTTTAAAGTTCCTGCAGAGGCATTAGCTGTTTTTTTAAGTAAATAAAAGTTAGGATTATTTGAACTATCTACAGAATATACTGATACTGTAGTGGGGTCAAAACTTCCTGATGATGTAAAATTAACTTGATCTTCTATGTAAAAGAAGACACTTCCATCATTAGATGATTGGATTTGGGCCCCATTAGCTAAAATCATAGCATAATTATAATCTGGTCTTACTTGTCCAAATTCTGTTGTAGATGGTAGTAGTTGAAATATGTCAATACCTGTTGTTGCAGCTGTAGTTACTTGGGGGAAATACCCATGTGTATAAGCTAATGATAATAAATTATCCCTTTGTTTAGCAAATTCTATAAAATTTTCTTGAACTTGATTGTCTCCATAAAATGATAAAACATCACCTACATAGGCTGCCATTTCAATTAACATCAAACCAGCTGATGTATCCGAAAAGTCATTATATGTGTCAGGATAATATACTTGAGCAAATTCAAGTAATTTTTGTTTGAACCCGTCAAAGTCCTTATTTAAGTATTGTATTTGTTTACTCTCAGCCATTGTTAAAGGTTATTTGAACTTCATCCTCAATATTAGTATTAATAATAGTATAACTTATATATATATTAAAGCTATGATTTTCGGGTTGAAGTGTTACTTCTAAATCTTGTATGTCAACTGTAGGGAAATAGGATTCTACTCCACCTCTAATTAGATTATCTACTTGATCAATTATATCATCAGTTATTGGTTGAAATAATAATTCCCTTACTCCAGAACCAAAACTTGGATTAAATATTCTTTCTCTTTTACCTGTTAAAATAAAGTTTATTAAATTTGACTTTATTGTATCTTTAGTTGTAAATGTAGTGTTTATCCCAGTTGGACCATCAAATGGTACTGAAACACCAATACCTGTACTAGGTTTTAGCTCTAAAACATCTATATTTCTAACTATATAGGGCATTATATTTTACCTTGATTTTTTAAAGTGCCCATTAAACCTGAAAAATCTGGTACAGCATCAATTGAAACTTGATTTATATCAGATGTTTTTTGGTTTGATATCATTGCATCAACAGAATCTACTACTTTAGTAGGTGTTCCGGGCATACCACCTTGGAATCCTACAGCATCTTGTGATGACATTCCACCATTAAGATTTCTCCAACCACCTTCAACATGTGTTTGGTTTAAAACATCCGCTAAGGCACCAACTCCTTCAAATAAGGGTTTTGAAAATGCCGTGGTTTCGTGTTTAGGTATTTCTTCTTTAGGTGTTTCTTCAATTAATTCAGATAGCGAGTGATTTTTTGATTTTTGTGCTACAACCGGCTTCTGAACTATTTTAGTTTCAGTGATAGGAGTTTGCATAATTAAAGATAATTCTTCTTTAATTACACCTCTTACTTCCTCTCTAATTATTTTTCTAAAAGCTTCTAATTTCATGATTATAAATATTTATATATTATCTTTTTCTTCTAAATGCTGGACGTAATGTTACCTTAACTTTTGAAGGTTCTGGGCCAATTTTTATTGTATATTTATCTCTTATATCAGGATCACTAATACCTGTTTGAATTTCAGTTTCAGTATAACCAGATCTTAGTAATTTTCTAACCCATGCCGGCAATGCCTGCTGTTCTATTTCTGTAAAATATGTTTCATATGGTGGTGGAGCAGGTCTTCTAGGAGGTCTATAATTTAATGTTAATTGTTCCCAATCTATTCTTGTAGATTCTCTTAAACCTTCATACCATAATTCTGTTTTTTTCTTAACTTCATCAACTTTTACAGGATTAGGGTCAACAGAACTTAGTACTTGTTCCTTTAATGTATTAAATAATTCTGAATCAGTCAAGTTTTGTGAACCAGGGGATTTAAGAAGATTACTTATTGTTTTTGGATCTACTGAGTTAAGTACTGAAAATACATTTCTTATAGATTGTACTTTAGGGTCACCATCTTGTTGTTCTTCTATTATTTCACTTAATATAGTAGTAGTATCTATATATCTTCTATCAGATTCTCCATCCTGAATGCTACTAGCACCAAATGAATCTCCATCTCCCATATAAGGATCTTTAACAAAAGAACCTCCTCCTATTCTTGTTTCTACAGGATCATTTGGATCAATAGATTTACCTTCTATTTCATTACCTGCCTGACCCGAAGATATATTACCAAGAGATCTATTGTTTGCTCCCGCTTTTAGGTTGTTAAGTAATAGTGGATTTGTACCTATATCTTCTGCTAAATTAATAGCTTCAGAATCACTTATTTGGTTTGGTTCTTTATCAAGTGTATTAATTCCTATAATACCCTGATCTACTCTAACTCTTACTTTATATTTTAATTCATTAACTATACCTGGTAAATCGTCAGAAAAGGTTAATTCAGTAGCTGCCACTATATTGTTTTCCGAATCTAGGGCTATCCCTCTTCTTCTAAGAAGATTATTTTTATTTTTATCTATGGGTTTATCCTCTTGAATTTTTAAAGTATATCCTAAAAATATTTCTTGGAAATTACCAAATGCATCTTCAGGATCGGCTATACCTTGATCATCTAAGTATAAATTATCTGCTGATTGGATTAATGCACCATGTTTTGCAGCATCAAATTTATTAAAAGTATAATATTGAAGTCTACTTCTAAAGTCCTGTCCTAAAGTAGTTTCAAATGAAATTCCTGTAGCTAATGAAGATAATTCTCCATAAAATAAAATATTTCCATCTTCATCATAACCAAATACAGAATCGGGAAATATTAATATATTACCATCTTCTAATCTTACAAATGTTTGAGCTCCTGTTCTATTAGATATTGCTGTCCCAAATTGCCCAAATTCAAATTTATTTAAACCTGGTACTCCTTCAATTAATTTTACATAAGCTAGATAAGCATCTTTATTTGCATTGTTTATTTGTGATTGTAAATCATCTTGGGCTCTATTAATTTTACGACAACTATCTAATGTAGCAGCTAATTTAACAGTTTCTTTTATCAATGATTCTAAATAGAATCTAATGAATGTTAGTAATCCAATTGTTACATCAAATTCTTTAGCTATTTTAGTTAGTAAATCAATAGCTCTACCAATAGCATCTCTTAATGATTTTTTAGTATTAGTTGGTGCTTCAACCCCCTTCATAGGGAAGAATGGAGGAATTGGAATAGTTCCTATAAAGAATTCAAGAACCTGTAGTACTACATCTAGTACTTTGAGAACTATTACTATTATTTTTACAATATTATTAACACTAAGTAGAAGAGCTAAAATAAAGTCAATTGCTGTAGTGATTGTTCTAGTAGTACTAGTAAGCCATCTAAAAACATTTGCTAAGTCTTCATATGGTATAAAATCTCTTAAAACTCTATTTACATCTTCAATTTCTTTTTTAAATTTTTCTTGTATGGCAAATTTTATATTAGTAAAAGGAAGAATATCTCTATAAGCTTCCCTTAAAGTTCTAGATTTTGCAATTGCTTCTTCTGTTGTAAACCCTGCCGGTCCTTTTGTGAAATCAGAAGCAAGTAATAACCCCGTTGTTTGAAGAGTATCAGTAGGCCCACTAGTTCTTTTATTAATAGATTCAACTTCCTCCGCTATTTTTTTTATAGCCTTTTTAAATTTATTCATACCTTTTATAGAAGATGGAAGTCTTTGTACAATTTGATTTAATCTTATAAAATCAAGATTTCTTAAGTCATTTGCTATACTAACTAAACTATCACCTATTTCATTAACATCTGATGAAAGTTTTGATTGGCCTGATATTATAAAGTTTTGAAATGTAGCAAGAATAGGTTCTCCAGTTTCATCTATAAGAGGATTTCCTTGATCATCTTTTGCAAATGGGGGCTTTTGAGGATTTATAGTTTCTACGGATATAGCATATTGTGTACCTAATATAACTCCAGTATTTGGGTCTTCATAGGGGCTAGAATTAATTATTGGTCCTCTCATTGTAGCATCCACACCAGCATCATCAGTTTGTCTTATAGTAACATAAGTACCATTAGCAAGTTTATTTTTATCTCTACCTGTTTCAGGTATTCCTTCTTGGTTAGTTTTTAAAGAAATATCACCAGTAGTAGCTAGTACAATATTGCCCGTTTTGAATGGGATAGATTCTATTTCTTGTGTTAAAAAATCAAGAACCGTAAAGGCTTCTATTTCAAAATCACCCTCTATTAATGTAGTATCCCTAAAAGTACCTACTATTTTATCTATAAATTCTTGTGCATCTGCAAGGACATTTGCTACAGGACTATCAGCGGGGAAAACTTGTGATACAATAAATTGAAGTGGGTTACAAACATCATATGTATTAATTACCTGAAGGGTTCTAGTTGTATTAAATAATGAAGGGTTTGAACCAATATTTCTAATTGCAGCTGTTAGTTTTTTTCTTTCTGCACTTTTAGCAAAATCTACGGGTACTATTTCTAAACCATTTGCAAGATCCTCTGCAGCTGGTTTTCCAAATACAATAACATTAGATACATTCTGTAGACCTTTATTAAATTTGCTTAAAGTATTATAAGCATTTTCTAATATCTTTTTTGGTTCACGAGATTTTGTTTTACCTAAATCTGCACTAAGATTAATTGCTCCACCGAATGCCATAATTATTGTATTTTAACTTTTTCAGACAACGTATCTATTAATATTTCATTTAAAGCTACTGCGGAAGCTAATAAAGCATCACCTGCCCTGTTTACAGTTGCTATATCCACATTATTTGAATCTGTAGCTGCTTGTAATTGAGGGGCTACTTGTGTAGTTATTACTATTAAAAATTGTTGTAATACTGCTACAAGAATATCACCTTTTACACTAGGATGAGAAGCTTCTAACCCTAAATCTATTTGTGGGGAATTTATTATTGTTTTTCCACCACTATCTACATTAAAAGTACCATTAGTAGATATACCTACTGCTTTATCCGCAATTATAAAAGCAGAATCTTTTTTACCATTTAATATTACTCTATCAGAATCAATTATAATTTGTTTTCCTCTATAAGGAAATTCAGGTTTATAACTAAGACCTTTAGGTGCCTTATTAGAAGCTAAAGTTTCTCTACGAGTTGGGTTTTTATCCGTATTATAACTTGGGATTTCACTACTATCAAATCCAGCCGCTTCAAATTCAGGTATTCCCTGATTTTCTAGCCCTTTCATTAGTTTTTTTGCTTTTGATGTTTTTCCCATATTTTTAAATTTTTACCATTATCTATCTTGATCTCCTACCCTATAGCTATCTCTTTGGATATTTTCTTCATTAACAATATTAGATCTAGTTTTTACATCTTCACCGGATTTATTTAATTCACTTATTTTATCTAGTTCTTCATTAAATTTAGATTTAAAAGATTCCTTAAATTTTTCTTCGGTACTTAAATCAGGTTCCTGATTAATAGAATCAATAGGATTATTTATATCATCTAGTTCTTTAGGTGATGCATCAGGGTCTACTATGTCCACCTCTTGAAGAAGTTTTGTGGTGTTTGCTTCAGGTGTACCATCAAGTTGAAAAGATGCACGTCTAAATGAACCATATAATATAGGAATAGTTTGTCCCGATGTTAAATAAATTGATGAATCATCATTTTGAATATCTTCATAAATAGGAAACCAATTATTAAAATCTAAATCTAATTGGGATTGACCATTTCTTAAAATAGTGATAGGTTGACCATTTACTCCTACTGAACTCCAAGGGCTTTCTACATCTTTACTTCCAGAGGGTTGTTTTGCAGTTGAACCAAATCTAAGTGAATTTCCAAACCTTCCCTCTATTATAACATCCCCCTCATTTGGAAATAAATTTCTTATATCTGATTTTTCTACAAAAATATTTCCTGGTTTAGGTTCATCTATTTGATTATTTTCATTATTATTAATTCCTTTTTCTACATCCTCTTTAGGTACAGTATTAGTATTTTTACTAACAGATGAATTTGGAGGAAGCATATTTAGATGACTCCTTCCCCAAATTGAAATAGCATTCATATAATAAAAGTCTATAGCATCACTATTTTCCTCTAAAGCTATATTTCTAGAGGGACCAGATATTATAAAAACTATTTCATTAATTAAAGGAACCTTTCTAACATTATTATCAAGTGGGTAGGCGACGGGTCCTTGTGGAAAATTTGCTTTAGAATTATTATTACCTAATAATTCAAATTTAATAGCTCCAATATTTGCAAATTCTCCTGTAGTTTGGAATATGGACTTCCCATTAGTAGATGTAACTAAAGATATATCTATAACTCTAGCAGGTAATAATCCTCCATTTTGTATTACAGATATTGGATTACTATTAGGTACAAATGCAGAGTTCCCTATAGTGGGAAATTGACTATTAACTGGCATGCTTGGCCTCCTCTAATTTAGGTACTTCTATTTTATTATCTAATTCTTGAAGAGAACTAAAGAGCATTTCTTTATCCTCATCTGTTAAAAGTTCTTCTGAATCAGCTGCTTTGCTATTCATTGCTCTTTGGACAATACCGGCCATTTTAATTAGAGCATCATCATTTTTAATAGCTAATTCCATATATTCCTTAATTAAAGGGACAATCATTGTTGCTTCACCGGGTGAAGTAATTAATGGTTTTAGTCCTTCTATTAAAGAACGTAATTGAACTTCTTTATCTTTTTGGTTTGTATGTATTTCTTTTAAAAGATCGGCAAAGTTTTTCTTTCCGAATAATTTTATACTTGAAAAATCCATAATTTATGCTTTGGATATAAATATGGATATATAGAAAAGTTAGAATTTCATACTGACATATCCATGCTCACTATATTGGTTCATTAATTTAAGATAAATTTTCTTCATCTTTTTAATTACTTTAGTAATTTGAGGTGTAGATTGATCAGTCATTTCACGTATATAAATATATATCGCTTTTTTATTGAATAATTCGATATTTTCTCTTTTACGGAAGAGTTCTAATACTGCATCTGCCGTTTTAGCATCTTCTGGTTTAGTAAAGTGATCGAAGAGATATAAATCAAAATATCTAAGTAAATATTCTATAAATTCTGTAGCCCTATCCATAGGTTCGTCTGGTGAGTAGTTATTAGTTAAATCAATTACTATGGATTGGTCTGTGTCAACAGCTTCAACATCTGTTTTTTGTTTTAATTTTTTATAATTATTATTATTATAAAGTATTAAATACCTTTTTGCTATAGTACCAAAATAAGAAAATGCTTTACCTTTATCTTGTTTGTATAAGTGAAGTTTTTCAAGTAAAAATGTTATTACTTCATGTTGTAGATGTTGAATTGTATCTACTTCTGTATAATAAAATTTGAATGTATGAATAATATTTTCAGTTAACTTAAAGAAAGCATACTTTATACGTGCATTATAAATAGCATTACGCTTATCTTGATCCGTCTCATTAACGTATTCTATAATAGCCTCTTCAGTATCAGAAGTAAAATATTGGTTTTTGGTTTTAGGTCTTCTTTTTCTTAAAGTTCCTTTTTTGGTATATTGGGGGCCTTCATCTTTTTGGGGTACAGCTAGAATTTTACCCTCAAGAGATTCGTCTAATGGTGCAATCATTTATTTATGGTTGATGTTGTATTCGTTGATTAGTTCTTGAATCTCTTTTATACCTTTAAAAAACCACCCTATTTCATCGTCAGATTGAAATATTTGTTTTGAATCTATTTCTTTGATTTTTTTATTTGACTCCGTCATTATAGTAGATATAGTTTGAATATACTCATTTTGAGTATTAATTATATCTTCTTGTCTTTCATTTTTTCTAAGTAAATTCCAAATTATATAAGAAATTGTACCAAAAATTAAAAGTCCAACATTAATTAAAATTATTATAGTGGTTGTAGTCATTAGAGATTCTTAACTAAATTCATTAAATTATCATTATCAGAACCTATTTTATCGAAGTTTTTGTTAATTCGATCTTGCTTTGTTTGTTTTGGTTTTGGTTGATCACCGAAAGTGTCTAACCATTCTCTTTCAAATTCAATTCTAGCAGCCATAAGGTCTGCCTGATGTAAAATAAAGGGAAGTGAAGTACGAGGTTTAGTTTCAGGCATAAAACCTTTTAAATAAGGTTCATTTGCTTGATCATATAAACCATCGTGTGTTTTAATAGCAATCCATTCATTTGTAGTTAATTGGATCCCTGCTTGTTGTAATAAGAATAAACCTCTGTCTGGGACAGTCATGTATTCATTATTAGTATTAAAGGTGTACATTTCACCTAAATTTTTCTTTCTCCATTCATCTTTGGATGGTAAAACTGCAACATGTTCTAATGTTCCTATTTTACCTAAGTCATGGTTTAAAGCGGCAACAAATAATTCCTCTTCTGTATAGGTATCTTTTGTTCCCATTTCCTGCCACACCTTATGAACCTTAAATGCGGCAGTTATAACACGTATAACGTGATCAACATAACCCCCCGGGAAGCAATTATGATACGCTTTTTTATGAGAAGCAGGTAGTAAAGCAATTCTTTCGTCTAGTTTATTATAAAAATCTAGAAACTGTTGTTTACGTTCGCCTTCAACATATTTTTCAATACCATTCAAAAGAACGTCGTAATTGCTTTTTATTTGCTCCGCTGTTAAAACCATGTTTATTCTTGTGTTTCGTTATTTAAATAAGTTTGAGATTGTTCAATAATTTCTTTTATATTGTCGATTGTCTCATTAACTTGTCTTTGTTCACCCCTTTGAGCATTGTGTTTTACAATGTTAAGCTGGTTTTCAATTTTTTCAAAATTTCTTTGTATTAAATCTTTATATCTCATAATAATATTCTAAAAGGATTTCTAGTGCTTCCTCTATCGTATTAAATATACGATTGCTCCCTAACTTATCCAAATCACTACTAGGAAGAATATATAAATCTTCTCCTGGTCTTTTGGTGAAATGTATTACTGGGTAGCTTTCTGTTTTTAAATTTCTTTCAATCCAATCACCCATATATTCATTTTCATCAACATCAATCTCTTTAAATGGAATTTTTAAATGGTTGAGTGCTTTTTTTAAAGCAATACAGTAAGTACAGTGTGTAAGTGTATATAACGTGGTATCCCCTACCCCTTTTATTTCTATTTCCTTAACCCCCATTTCATAAATATTTAATTTTTTAAATCTCTCGTACCCAAAAGGTAATGTTTTATTTTTGCTTTTCCAAGTTTTCTTGTAAAAGTTTTATATATTTTTTAACCTTAGATACCCCTTTTTTAAATTTTTGATCTTTAAATAAAGGTAATAAATCTTTTTTTAATGTAGAAAGAACTTCATTAGTACTTTTTTGGTCCATTAATTTGTATGCCGGGTCTTTTTCTTCGAAAAGAGGGTCTATTGAACTTAAGGACATAGAAAGTAGTTGATCTTTCATCTTCCCTAATTCACTATAAGTTTTATCTAAATCTTCTAATGTATTTTTAAATATATCTTCCATTTTTAATTATTTTTTGGTTCAAAGAATGTTGCCATAGTAAATCTATATTGATCTGATATGTAAGAAGGTGGCCTAACACTATGGGGAATTGTGCCATCAAATATTAACAATCGGTTAGGTTTATATTCACTTGCATATGCTAATTCTTGGGTTCTTTTATCATAAAACATAGTCTCCCCTCCCCATTCTTGTTGCCATCTAAGATTTGGATAATATAAAACCACTATTTCACCCATATCATGAGAATGAGCATAATAAGTCTCCCCAGGTCTAGAACAGTTAATAACTCCTTTTTTTACCTTATAATCCTTTAACATTTCTCCAAATTCAGTTTTTCTAATCTCTTCTTCAATTCTAAACCTTGCAATTAACTCAGTACTTAATATGCAATGAAAATAAACTCTACCTAAAGTATCTATTAACCCAGTATCATTCCACCCTATAGTGTAGTTTGCTTTTTTACAAACTTCATATAAAAACTGTTGACGCTCAATTTCAAACGCATTATCAATTATTTTTATATCCATATATATTATCTTATTGTAATTCAATTAAATTAAGGGCAGAACCTGCGAGTATAATTATAAGTAATACTACTAATCCAATACCACACCAAATCGCTATTTTAAATGATGTTTCTTTACTTTCTCTATCGTAATAAGGATGTTTTTTCATTAGTAAACTTGATTTTGCAATTTTACTCTTAATTCCTCAACCATTATTTTAGCAGTATGGATATAACCATCTTCGAGTAATTCTTGAATCTGACCAACTTCCAAATATAATTTTTCTAATTTTTGCTTATTCATAACTTAAATTTATAATATTTAATAGTATCCTCTCTAATAATTTCTTTAATTTCAGGATCACCCAACTTTATTAATTTATCTAATAATAAAGGATCTTTTGAATGCATATAATCAATAGTGGATTGCATATAAATTAAACTCATATTAAAAGCACATTGAATCTTTAAGTGCCACTAATATCATTATTAATGAAACTGCAATTAAATATAATGGAATACCTATCCACCATATTAACATAAACTCATATTTTCCTATATTTTTCATAACATTTTTATTTTTGATTTCGCTTCATACCAATTCATCATTTCAATATATTCATTGGTACTTTTAATTCTATATTCTTCTTTCAACAATTCATTCCCACATTTATATTGATGCATTTTAACTAAATCTGTTGGTTCAACAACATCAATAAGGGATTTAGGGAGGAATTCTTTTAAATCCTCCCTCATACCATCTAAAGTATTTTTAATCCACTGTTTCATTATACTAATTCTAATGCTGCAGCGAACATTTTTTTATTAACATCCATATCCTGCTTAAAATTCTTAATTGGTCTAGCTTGTCTGCCTATAAACTCCATATTAACATTCTCGTATTTAGCATATTTCTCTCCATTGAAATATTTAAAATTACCTTCTATAATATTCTCTTGTTGTCTATTAAATACACTCCATAAATCAACTCCATTATCTTCTTTTCTTTGAGAATAATTTATAGATTTTGGTTGATAATCATCATAAGCATTACCTGTACCTTCTAATCTAATATCAAGTAACTTCTTAGCTAATTTTAATTGTTGTTCTTCATCTAATTCAATTTGCTTCATTTTATTCATTGATTCAACTGTTAAATCAAGATTTGAAACCATTTCTGTAATTAATGACTGTAATGATTCAAAATCATAACCCATATGTCTAATTGAATAATCCTCAAATGACTCGTCAGCAACAACTAAACCATTTTCACATATCATCCTAAATAAACCAGCTTGGAATTTAAATGAATTTTTTCCATCATGTGAATTAGTAAGTAAAATTTGTGGATAAACTGTATCACCATCATTACCTGTAATCACAACATCTTCATTTCTAAATACAACTAGGTGCTTTTGGAAACCTTTATTATCCTCTTTTCTAGCAGCAACCTCTTTTACATCGGCTACTTTCCATCCTAATACCTCTAAATCTCTAATTACTCTATCTGTTGGGATGTGTGTATACTTATCGGAAGTACTTTTACTACCATTAGTAGTAAATACTGAAGGAGCCATTTCTCTAATCTCCTCTAAACTTAAAAAATCTGAACTTTGTAAATCTAACATAACCTTTTATTTTTAATTATTAATATGCCGTAAATATACGAAAGGTTACTCGGGTAGCCAAGCCTCCTGTGCATTACTTCGGCTTATAGCCATAATTTATAACGGCTCTATACATATTCTTAGTAGGATGGCACCCTGTATGTAAAATATCACTATTCATTATAATAATTCTTCCTTTTTTAGGAGATATTTTTGCTTTAATAGTTAAATCATTAATATCAGTTCCATCAGGTTCATTAAATAAAAATGTATCACCATCACTATCATTTACATAATATATTACAACTATATAATTTGGATCAACAATGTCTACATGAGGTGTATTATATCTATTTGTAACATCTCCATAGGCTTTAGTTTGTAAATTAATTTTTAACCGAGATATTTCTGAATCATGTATAGTTAATCCTAAATGAGAAATAGCAGAAAGTAAAGGTAAAGAATGTATTCCAAGAAGATCTTGAGACCAAGACCATTCACCATTTAATACTGTAGCATGTGTAAGTTGGAATTGTTCGTATATATTTTTATGATTTGGGGGATCCTGACATGTAGCTTCTATACATTCTCCTAATCCTACCCTAGTTTCTTCAAATATAACATCCTCTATTTTATCTGATATAGATGGATGAAGTAAATCATCAATTACTAGAAACCCATCTCCTGGAATTTTAATATTTTTCATAATTATAAATTATATCACCGTAAATATACGAAAAGCCTCCCGGGTAGCTAAATATTTTACCACCTATCTCCAAAATATTTGTGTTGTGCTCTGGTTTCACAACAATAAAACCAATTAAAACATAACCTTGTAAAATTTTTATCTTTATGAGGTAAGGGACGATGTGGTAACCACATAGGAAAAAAATATATAGTATCCTCCTCAGGTTTAATAATTTGATTATAACCATTAGGTCCTTTATTCCCACTATACTCAAACTCAATTTCACCTCCTTCTTTAGGGATATTTACATAAAAAACACATGCTATAGAACCTAATAAATGCTCATGAGAATGGAAAACAGAAGTAAAATAAGCATCTGTTTGAATATAAACTCTTAAACCCTGTTTTACTAATATATTTCCTGTATACCAATTATTTTTAACTATTTTTTCTAAAGAAGGGCATATTTCATTTGTAAAATCTGTGTCTTGGAAGTGAAAATCAGAAAAAGGTTGACCTGTTTTAACCCTATTATCAAACTCTTCAGAATATTTTTTAATAATAGAAGGTTTATACTTATTAATAATATTAGTATAAGGAAATTTGTATGAATATATTTGATCTTGTATTTTCTTCATTACCATATATCTCCTGTTAATCTATGAAGTGGTTTTAAAGAACTTCTATATCCCCAATTAAAACATACTCTTGGTATTGTAGAAGTTTGCGGTAAAGGTCTATGAAGTAACCAACCTGGGAAGAAGTATATGTAATCTTTATTAATTTTAATATTTTGAAATTTTTGCATTTCATTATCCCAAATTTCAAGTTCTCCCCCTTCATTTGAATTTGGGGGATCAATATAAAAAGTACACACTAAACTATGATCATTAATATGACAATGTAAATTATTAATAGAATCTTCATTACTTTGAGAATATATAGCAAAAGCACACCCTTCCCATGTACTATCAACAATATAGTATTTATTTACTATATCATAAAGTAAAGTTTGATAAATATCATTAAATTCTTTATCAACAAACAAAACATTAGCATCAGGAGATTTATTTTTCCTAGGATGGGAATCTTCATAAACCCTCATTACCTTTTCCTTATAAGGAATTAAACTATCATGTAAACCTGGGATGTGGTAGGTATGTAAATGTTCGTTAAATTTACGAAAAGTAACAGTGTTTAAATCAAATTTCATAACTAATATATTCGTATATAACTATGTAATATAATAACTTTTTCTCACTTCTCCAACCTATTTATTACCATGAAAGGCCTAAAAATAGTAACATATAGAATACCAACTAATGTACCCGCTAATAAGAATTCTAATTGTGGTTGGGTTGCTATGCTTAATGATAAAGAGATAGGATGGGTAACAATGTCTTTTTTATCTAATAATGAAATATTATTTGAGAATGCCTATGTAGATGAGAAATATAGAAGAAAAGGTGTATATACAAAACTATGGGAGGCAAGGTGGAAATTCGTAAATGAAAACTATAAAGGTTATACTATAAGAACATATTGTAGAGATACAACAGTAGATATATTTAGAAAAAAAGGATTTGAATTCAAAAACCCAATATTTCTAATGGAATATAAAATCCAGTAATTGTCGATATAAAAATCTTTTTTAAAGACTCTTCTTAAAGACTCGATCCTTTGACTCAAAACCGTTTAAAGGGACTCGCGGGAGACTCTTTGCCGATGAGGGTGTCTACTAATCTTGCTTACCTAAACCAGTAACCGCAAATTTAAATAAACCAAGTATCCTCTTCCAAAGAGGTAGTTTCTTGTTGTTTACTTGTTCTGCCGCCATTCGACGTTTTGCTTCTTTGGTCTTGAATATGTTTTTCATTAATTTGTTTTAAGTTACCAATATACTGAGCGTGTGTAATGCTCCCTGATAAATATAACTCAAATAACGATTGTTCGTTCATAACTGATTTTTTATGCTGGATATATAATAAAGCCAGGGATAATGCTAAATGACTCCCATCACGCTAATGCTCCCTTTACGATTAATACTAGAAGAGCTAATAGAACGGCGGCCCCGATTACAATATAACCGATGAGCAACCATTCTAATAAACTTTTCCTTTTTTTCATTATAGTCTCGGTTTCCCGGCTTCCGATATAGATGCTTTTCTATACGGAGTTATCAATTTCTTTATCTCACCCGCCGCCTTTCTCGCTCTCTGCTGTGATGCTTTAGTAGAACCGTTGTTCTCGCCTTGTAATATATTGAATTGCTCCAATATCTGATTAAATATTTCGTGTTTACTCATAATTTTTGTTTTTATTGATTAATTTTTCTTTATTACACTTGCCACATTTATCCAACCACCCTGCATTCATAGCCCCACAACTACAATACCATATTTTCTCTACCCAACTCATAACATAAAAAGTAGGACGATTATAATTAGTAACATAACTCGTGCTACTACATCCATTATCTCTATATCTTCTAAACTACCTGTTGCTAAAAACATATATACAATGCCTTTTATTATCCAATCAACGGTCTTCCATGCTTTTATATGAAAATATTCTCTCTCGGGTGTGAATCTACCCTGATTGTCCATCCCATCGTAATCTATATTTTTTTTACTCATTTATATATTTGTATATACGCATCGATGTGTAAAGATCGTTATAAACCCATGAATCACCCAACCTTTCTTACGGTAACCACGCCCCATCGATGGATCGCGGCTAGCGTGGGAGCGGATCGCTATAGGGCCGCTATCGGGGCGCTACCAATCCAAATCATACTCTCTTTCGTAAATATCCTCATCCTCGTCATTTTCATACACTCCTGCGCTCTCGTCGTCCATTATGCCATCTAGCGCGCTTAATATTTTATCTAATGGGTTTTTAACATTTCCGGCGACATCGCTGGCTAAATTAGCATTGTCGGCTTCTTCTACATATGCATCAATATCTTCCATTATCATTTCTAATTCGTTATATATTTCTTTTAATGTTGCCATATCATTTTATTTGTCCTAAATATACAAAGGATCGTCCCCCCACCCAAGGCTTGGGCGGGAAGAGATTACGTGGTGGATATAATTTTGAAGTGAAGCGGAAAATATGTTATACCCAATCCCACCTTAACACGATCCATAGGAAATGTAATTTAAATGTTTCATAATGCGATTCATTATCCGCTGGAAAGTACTGAAACCCAACTAAACATTGCATTGAGGGGTGTACTATTTCTATTTTGAATCCTGGAAACATATTACTTAAATTACGCTGCTATAGGACTGATTAACCCGATTGAACATTTTACTCGGCCGAACATGTTCTCCAGTGTATACGTTTTTCTATTCATTTTCACTACCGTATACTCTCCACCTGCCTTCTTGTGGTTAACCATTACTTTGTCTCCAACTTTAATTTTACCTAACTCGATAACTTGTTTACCTTGAATTAAGGCATTTACTTGCCCTTTCAACGTTTGCAATTCTTCTAAACTTAATTCTTGTAATTCTGAATATTTAATCATAACCTTTACTTTTA